GGGTATTGATAAAATGAAAGACACCCCCGATATGGTTTCCTTCCACAAAGAGGTCTCTGACCCCGTGAAATCCGATTTTAAATAGGTTATCACCATCTACTAAGAGTGTCTTCACAATTTATTTTTTATACTGTTTCACTTTCTTTTTCCTCAAACAAGCTGAAATCTCCATCAGCCCCAATAATCTCTTTCCAATACTCAGCGTTTTCTTTCTTGTATTGTTCAATAGATACTTTTTCTTCAGCCGCGTCTTTTCCTGCCAAGAATCCGTGTGGTGTTACGATAATCTTTCCATCCTCATAACCCAAACCATTGATGTGGTTTTTCATAACAGAAACTTTTGTACGGATTGCAAATTTAACAGTTCGTTTGTCTTTGGTTGCTGAAATTTTGTTTGTTCCTGCACCTTTTTGATTACCAAATAAGAATACTAAAGATGAGTTTAACCAAATGGCTTCACCACCTTTTGCTTTAATCTTTGGTTGTCCAAATGGATTGTCAGGAAGTTCAACCCAAGGTTGGTTAACAATAACCAATGTGTTTTCATATTTTGAATCAGATTTACGAGAACCTGAAATACGTTGGTTGATACCCATTCCAATCTTGTCGGCAAGAACCGCAGCGTTGTGTTGTTTACCACCTTTACCTTCGTAAGTCATCTTACAAGGAACCGAACCTACTGAATCCCAAAGGAACAATAAATCATATTCCAATTCACCTTTTTCTTGAGCGTCCAACAAACTATTAATATAATCTGTGATTTGTTCAATGTAAGAGAAGTTGTTGTTGAAGATGAAAAATCCATCCCAATCCAACTCCCCTGTTTCGGGGTCAACTACTTCTTCACAATCAAAACCCATAAGTCTTGCGTGTTCAAAACTCCACTTCTGTTCGGTGATTATGAACACGGGAAGAATATTTTGTTTCTGAGCTGATACGGCCGCTTTTACAAGACCCGTTGTCTTACCTGTATCAGAGTGACCCAAGAACATGTTTAAGTGTCCTATGGCGGGTCCTGGTAGTCCTACAGCATCCAAGAAATCTTTACCCAAGTCAAAGTATCTTTGTGGTTTATACTTCGCCGAAGTTGAGAATTTCTTCTTTACTGAATTAAAATCGTTTTTCTTGATTGCCATGTGTGTTATAAATTAATCATGTATGGTACCAAACAAGATACCATACATGATGTTTTGTTTTATTAGAACGGTAAGTCCTCAGCAGGTTCGTCAAATAATTGTGGGTCAGCAGGAACCGATGTTTTTGGTTTAGAACCACCCATCATCATATCTCCTGAATCACCGTACAAGTATTTACCTGTTTCACTATCCCAACGAGGTTCTTCACCACGAGAGATTGCTTCCAAATATTCCACAGGTTTCTTAGAGTAAACATCATTCCATGTCAACTCATCTTTCAACCACTCTTCCATAACATTAGCTGTCTCATGAAGAGGTGCTGGGTCATCGTGCATAATAGTTTGGATTGTTGTGTAATCTTTTCCACCAGGAGTTTTAGATTTAACCAACTGTACAATAAGGTCTCTACCTTTTTGGGGGTCAGTTACATCACCCTTTTGTCTCCAAATTGGAATAATTTTGTCAAGAATACCATCATTCTTGTAATTGTGTTTAAAACGCCAAAACTTTACACCTTCTTCTTCAGCATCACGGTCAACAACCTTTACGATGTAAAATTTACGGGATTTGTATTGTTTAGCCAATTCTTTATCTGACTCTTTGCCAGTTGCCATCAACTCATCGTAAACCTCATTCAAAGGTGAACGTTCGTTGTCATTTTTACCTGGGTCATAGAATTTTTGCCATTTACCACCCACTTGTAATTCATGGTACCAAACTTCTTTGAAAGGTGAAGAACCATCGGGTGTAGGAAGGATACGTACTCTACGTTGTCCTTGAGATTGTCCTTGTGGAAGAATACAAGCAAAATACTTTTTCATTCTTTCCTCTTGGGACATTCGGTTAGAGTCTCCGAAAGACTGTGTGTTTTTTTCGTACTGTGAAAGTACTGCGTCAAGTGAACTCATCATGTTTTTTGTTTAATTAGATTGTTAGTTTATAAATTATAGTTGTTATTTTTCTGTTCGTCAAATTATTTCGCCAAATAAAAAAGGGCCACAACGTGACCCTTTTAATATAGTAAAAAGTTGTTAAAAATCAACCCATTTTAAATGAAGTACCAGTGGGTTCAGCACCATATTCATCAAATGATTTTTTAATATCTGAAGGTACAATATTTTCAACTTCATCGGAAGTTAATACATATTCATTCTTACCTGTCTTTTCCATATCTTCTTGTTTGTCATCAAAAAAACTTGAAAGTTTTTGGTTGAACGGACCACTATCTAAACTTCTCAATTCTAATTTTTCTTGAGCCGTTTTTGGTCTGTATTGTTCAATTTTTTCTTCCATAGAGTTTAACTTATTGAAGACATCATCCATAGCGTTTAACTTGGATTGTAACCCTTCAATTTGTTTAAACATCATATCAAAATATTCTTGTTGTTTGCTTTCAATATTTTTTTGTGAATTAACTAAATCTGTAATATCCAACTCTTCACTACCAGATTCATCATCAGATTCTTCAGTATTTCCAACATTATCAATTTTTTCAACTTCAGTATCTGTTGCAGTATCAATAACTTCAGGTGATGCTGGTGGTGCCGCTAATGTTGGGTCTGCTTCAGGTGCCGCCGCATCGGGTGCAGCTGCCGTTGGGTCTGCAGGTGGAACATCTCCCAAAGCATCTTGTTCCATTATGTATTTATTAATTGAGTTGTGTCTCTTAATTTCTTGAATTATTTTATTATCTATTCCCATTTTTTTAACCATTTAATAATTGTTTAACACCTTGTGGTGTTTCAACTTGGACTTTTCTATTAGTTTTTAAAGTATTGTCTACTCTTTCAATAAGACCATCTCTATCTCTAATAGTGTAACAGCTACCCGTGTCCAAATCACACACTTCGGTAAATCCATTTCCGGCATTTTTTTCGGTATATCTTGTATTCTTACCAAGATAATTGTCTAAATGTTGTTTAATATTCATAACTATAGTTTTTATATAAATATCTTAAAAACTTACAAGATTAAATTTTATCATTATTTCTACAACTTCAGAGGCTGCTTTTGTTAAATCAGGTATCATATTTCTATTTTTAGCAATAAATGTTTGTTCTTCCTGTAAATTATTAAATCGTTTTGTCGGCCACCATCCAAGCCATGTTGACACCATACTTAAGATGTAATCATCTTTAGTTACCCATTTATTAGTTCCAACATTTATTAAACTTTTTGAAACACCAGCCTGTTTATTAAAATAATAGTTTTCCATAAAGTTTATTGAGTTTTCAAAACTTGTGAATACCGCAACTGGTTGTGTAGCACCGGCTTGGTTTGTTTTACAAGCAAATGTCTTTGTAAAAAATGTTTCCCTACCACCATAAGATATTTGAGGGAATGGTAATCCACCTAATGGAGTACCACCTAAATCAAAATTAAATGTAATAAAGTTATTATCATCATGACCATTTAAATATGCGGTATAAAATATCATAGCTCTAGTTGGTATTGAACTAACATTATCTTTTAATAATGTCGCCATATCACCATATGATAATCTTTGTGTTGTACTTTCAACACCAGTGTATTTTTGATATTTAACATTTGCCTGTTGGATATCTTTAAGACATTCAACAGCCGCTGACGCTGTAAATTTACCATTTGTTTGAACACCATTACCAATTGTAATAATATTAACTGCTGGTTGTGCCGTTGTTGTGGCTGTTTCTTTAAGTCTCCTAACTTCTTGAACTAGTTCCGATAATAAACTAGTGTTAAGTGTCATAATTTGTTGTTCTATTAACGGTAATGAATATAAAGGCATTCTAATTCCTGTAAAGAATGTTTTAAATTGTCCCGCATCTATTGAATGTTCAACTGATTGTATCATATAAGGACCCCTAAACATAGGAACATAACGTAAATTAAAATACATAGTAGGTTGTATCATAGCATTACCCATAGATTCAACTCTACATTCATAACTTCTAGTTTTATACAAATTATATAAACTAACATTTTGAGTATTTGACCTTGTACCACCAGCTTGGTTTGCCGCGTTAGTGATGACTTGGTTTGCTTCAGTTGTTGCCGCCGCAGAATTTTGGTCTAATTGTATACTATAAAACATACTTTGATTTCGTGTTCCAAAATCAACATTAAACGCAACAACTCTATTTGATTGAGCCCAATCTTTCTTTCCTTGTAATTTATCAATCAAAGGCATTCTAGCGGGTGCGAAATCAAAAGCATCTGTCTTCCACCTATACTCAGGATTTTCTCTCATATCCAAGTGTTCACTTGGTTTTCCAGCATAATAACAAACAAACTTTGGAGATGCGAATCTATAATCAACATCTAAGAAAGTACCAAATAATGAATTTGCCATATCATTTGTTGGTTGAGCATTTGGTGTTTCACCTTGTTTTACATCACCAACACCCCAAAAATTAATGTATGCTGGCATAGGCATCATTTGGAATTGATTATCAGCAATAATTCTACTAACAAAATCAATACATCTTGTATCTAAAGATGTTGTTCCTGAAAAGAAATCTTTTAATTTAAAAATGTCTACATAAACAGCGTCACCAATATCTCTGTTGGCTCTATCTAAGAATAAAACATCTTGGAATAATGTTCTATCTTTGTAGTTACTACCCGCAATCCATTTGTCATTAAAGGCTTTAAAAGTTTCCCAAAATTCAATCTTTGTCTGTATACCATCAACCGCAGATAAAATAGGTTTTTCATTTGTTTGTTCAACATTCGGTAAATCTTTTTGAAGTGTTGAAAACAACTGTGTTAGTGTATTATTTAAAAATGTGTTTTTACTTTGGTAGTAATCATTAATTGATGTGGTAAAATCACTACTACTGTATACCGTTGCCGATGATTCATTAAGTAATTTTTGTGTACCAAATATTTTAATTAATGGTGCGAAATTAACCACGTTTGCTTGAGTGAATTCAACATTCATTGTTGGGAAGAAATCAGTATAATAACTTCCACTATCTGAATATGTCATACCTGACTGTGTTGCAAATCCAACATAATTATACATCGTTTTCCAAGCATCGGGATTTAAACTAACGGATTGTGATAAAGTTAAAGTTCCTGTCGCTGTTGGTAATGTGTTTGGAACATACGGTTTGTACGAATATGGGTCAACAACCTTGAACTCAGGTAATGTTGTAAACGTACCAAATAATTTTCTATCAAAGTTACTTGGATTACCGTATTTAAACGCAATATTATAGTTCATAAATGAACCAATCATATTACTAATTTTATTTCTTTGGGATGTATTACAAGTTGTTACGTAATTGTCATATGATTGTGTGTTATCAACATATGGTACCGTCAACATTTCCCCCATTATTGATTGGAAGTTTCTATTAATAAATGTACTACCCGATATTTGTTCGGCAGATAAATCATTATACGACTTTGTAAAGTTTAAGAATTCATTTTCAAAAGAATCTAAAATATCTTTTTTAAATGTTCCAAAGACATCTTCAATTTTTGTATATGTCTGTCCAAATCTAACAGATGTTTGTTTTGTTGCACCCGAATAGATTTCTTTAAAATACTCATCGTATCTTGGTTTGTTAATACTCTGTAATTCAAAGTAACCGTAGTTTGGGGCTGTCCAAAATGTTCTTGCAGAACCGTTGTAAACCGCAGAGTTATTAAAAACTTCTTGTGTCAGACTAAGTGTATTACCTGTAGTACTTTGTGTAAAACATTCAGAACGAATTTGATTATACTTTGTTCCAAAACTTGGAATTAATATTGTCTTCAATTGTTGGAATGGTTTAAACTTGGTTGAGTTTTTGGTGTCAAATGAACTAAACCAAACATTCATATTTAAACTTCTATTTGGATTGTTTGTATCAAAACCATTTTGTAATGCTATTGATGAATCACTAATTGGTCCAACATTTAAACCTTCAGTTACGGCATTTTGAATATCTGTATTTGTATATCCTGTTAATAAATCTTGCCCCGCAATTAAATAGAAAACATCATTCATTAATTTTGGATAGAATCCAAGGTTCATAATTGATATTGTGTTTCCACTAACAGTATTATTCAATTGACCTACAATATTATAATTTTCATTCTTTTGGTTATTGAAAGTGTATTGACTCTGTAATGAATTTGTTGTTGGGTTATATATGTTTCCAGCATTAACATTTGTCCAAACTGAATCTAATATATCAACATTAGTATCAATATAAGTTTTATATCTATGCCAAATAGAACCGTACTTTAATATCCAAGCGTATGGTAATCTATGAATAGCACCAAATTTAGTTAAAGTCGCAAATATATAATCTAATTGATTAAATTCATCTAAACCAGCACCTGTGTTTGATACACTATCTAATGAAAAATATCTTTCACTAACCGTTGCCAATGGTAATGAATTTAAGAAAAGGTATGCTGATTTAATATATGGTGAGGTAACATTATTACTCCTGTCGGCTTGTACATCTTGTTGTAAGGCGTTAATAAAGAATGGTGTATTCATCATAGACACCGTTTGTAATGGAACAACATTTCCTGTCTTAGCACTATAATCTAAAGGACCTTCAGTCGGTAGGTATTGTTCTGACGCTCTTCTTGTTGCATAAAAATTATCAAAAGTTGTTGTAACCTCAGGTGATAGTGATTTTAAAAATGAACCATTAACAAAAGGTTTATTTTGGTTGTTATCCGTTGTACCAACCTGATAATTTGTAATATATTTTTTTGTGGTATTAACATATAAACTATTATATGTTTTATATCTATCAGACTTGGACTGAGCAAAATTACTTAAATATTGTTTTGACCATGTTTCACTTCTAAATGGATATACATCCATAATATCTGTTGTTGTGGACTTTGAAGTTTTTACATACTCATCAAGATTTTTTAAAGACTCAACACTCTTTTCTGTGGATGATGATGCCGCAGTTATTAAAGTATCTTCCAAAATTGCATAATCTACTGTAGTAATAG